GCCGGAGATTGCAACAAGGGCGTAGGTGATAGTCCTACCGCCCTATATATCGCATCGTCTCTCTCGATAGCTTTTATACCGGCTTCCTCAAATGCGCTTTTAAGCTCTCTCTCTTGCTTTTTTGTTTTGTCAGCAATCTCTTTTTGTATGTCTTCCAGTAAGTACCCGGATTCTTGTAACACCTGTATCTGCCACCTGTCCGTAGCCGTAAGGATATAATCTTCTCCACGGCCTATACGCACCATTATACGTTCAACGATCATGTCCATGATGTTCCGATGCATATCAGAAGATATCTTTTCAGCCCCCTCGGTCACACGAAAGAGATATTCTGGTGTAAGCATTATTTGTCCTTTCTGTTTGAAATCTTCATTGCCAGAAGTAGAAAGACGCAGATTACAATAATATTAATCGTACTTGTTGCCATGCTTATTCCTCCTTTCCAATCTGCTTAATAATCTGATTAACGTATGTACTCAGTCCGGCTACAAGAATTCCCTGTACGATAGCCGTAAACAGTGCCATAAAAATATTCTGCATTCCAGACAAGTTACATGTCGCAATCACATATAGACCGCAAATAATAATTCCAACTATACCGAGAAAAATAGGAATATCATTGTCTTTGATTCTCTTGGAATTTTTCATCCACATTCCCAAAAAATAAAGTGCGATAGATACTACCACCAGTTCTGGCTTTACGTAATTTATAATCTGTTCCATTTTTTAGTCCTCCTTTACAGACATTATCATTTATCTTTCGGATTGACGTGTCCCCTTACACCTCTTCCCATCCATACACACCCGGTTCCCAGACATTCCCGTCTGCCGTGCTAATCCATGTCTTGCCATTGTGTGTTACCTTGTCGCCCTTGGCATATGGATTCGTGCTGTCCGGCTGTTCCCATTCTGGCACTGTACTACTATCTGGAATAAGCACCTTGGCGAATAAGGACGGCGCATCCGGCGGTGTCCAAGTCTCTTGGCTTGTATGGGCTTGTAATACCTTGTAGATAGTACCATTGTATTCCAACCGCTTGCCAACTACATATTCCTTGCCAGGCTGCCATTTCTCCACAAAGTCTGGATACTTCAATATCTGTTCATCGGTCATGTTGGCCGTCTGGTTTTCCAACAGCTTCCGCAACTGCTCTGCTTGTTCTCTTGTCACTGTACCACCCCCATTATGATATTAAGTGCTTCTTCTGCACTTAAGTCCGGCTCTGGATAGACTGGGTCGTCTACCAGTGTCCACACCTGCCTAATCGCATTCTCTTCTTCCGTCCACTCCGATTCCCAGTGCTTGCCCTCTTCCGTGTTATCCGGCGCATCTACGTACACCACCTGTTTATATCCTAACTGTTCCAATTCGCTGTCGTATGGATTATTGATAGTGCGACCGTCTAACACTATGGTTTTTGGTGCACTGCGCAAGAATCCGTTTTGTAATTTTGCATACATTTTTTAATCACCTCGCTTTCTTTATTTTTATATAATCTCCATCAAAGCAAGCGGCGTTATAACCTCCATGCGCTACATTGGCATTGCTTCCAACACCAACATATAGTGTCCCGTCTGATGGGATAACAATCTCGATGCTTCCAGATTCTGCAAGCCGATTTGTAGTATATAACAAGTACGCTCCACCGCATCTACGCATATCATAGATGTATTTATTCGTCGTTCTTACATTGCTCCATTCGATATAATACCGTTCTCCTTGTTTTACATCGAATGCAATAGCCGGACACCGCTTGCCGTACCACTCTCCAGTATCGGTTAGGTAAGCTTCATAGAGCCATTCGCTTGTTTCTTCTTGTGCATTAAGCAACCTACGCCTTAAGCTGTGCTGTGACTGACTGACTGACTGACTGACTGACTGACTGACTGACTGACAAGATTTTGTGTTAATTTAAGATTCATGTCAACTACCTCCCGTAGATTTCTATTGTGCCAGATGTAAACTTATGGCTATCATACAAAGTACTTAATGTTATTCTAGTAATACTTTCTTGGAACCATTTATTCGGCATTGTTGCCATTCTATACATCTGTGTTGACGCAACATTAAGTCCATATGTCCCGTGATTATTTCCCGTTCTTATCCATGTTTTTCCAACTTTCTTTATGTGCTGAATAGTGTTTTGTGCATTTGTGGATAATTCACCGTTCATTCCATTGAGTCGATTGTTAGTTGCGATCGTAATAAGCAATTGCGAATTAGCCGTTGCTTTTAAATCCTCACAAAGCAGATATAAATCTGTGCAAGGTTTACTAAACTGTATTTCTACAGTAGCCGTTTCTTCCGTTATGCTTGCAGTACCGACAAGCTCATATTCTTCGCTCATTGTGCTTTCCTCCTCGCTTACTAATGTTCTTCTCCGTTTCATCAGCTCACACTCCAATTCTGGCTAGTCAACAGCCCCTCTAATATAGACACCTCATATACCTTGTTCGCATCCACGCTAAAGCTACCGATATTCACATTGGATGGATGTACCACCCTTGTAGCTGTTGCGCCAGAACGAAAGATAAAATGCACCTCACCAGTTCCCTCACCGATGGTGTATGTAAGACTTTCCATCTCTGGGAATACATATAGCTTATTCGGTTCGAGCGTTACTGTGGTGTCTGTAGCAAGTTTTTCGATACGCTCTATGCCACCTGTTTCTATGGTTATAGCAATGGCTTCTAAACCATCATATGTGTAGTTTTTACCGCCATATGTGATGGTCAATGTTTGTGGGTTGGGTAATTTGGTTGGTACTGTTTGGATTGTTGGCTTTCCTGTTAAGCTTTCGTAATTCCCGTCAAAATCACTCTTGTTATCCCACGACTGTTTCTCAGTGTCAGTAACGGTTCTGTGTTCTGCATCATCCTGTAAATCGGACAGATTTTTCGGAATTTCCGTTGTGTCCGGCAGTGCTCCGACTTCGCTTGCTGTATATGTCGGCTTCTCGCTTTGCAACGCCCATTCCGCAAGTTCTGGTTTTCCACGTAAATCTCGATACTCTCCTGAAAAGTCACTCTTTGCGTTCCAAGCTTGTTTCTCTCCCTTTGTCACAGTTTCGTGTTCATCGTCCGCTGTCAGTTCTGAAAGTTTCGATGGAATCACGGTCGTACTCGGCAGTGCTCCTACTTCTTCTGCGGTATAAGTAGGTTTTTCTTCCTCTTTTGCCCATGCTGGTACCGTTGGATCCGTCTCTTCTATAGAATTCTTTTCCAGATAGCTTTTTACAGATTTCTCAATCTGCTCCTCGGAAATAGGCTCTTTCTCCAATGTGTCTACTCTGGATATAAGGTCAAGAATGACATCGGCGTGAGTCTCTTCGATCTCTTTATCCGTGTCTATCGTCTCTTTGGCATTTCCGGTAGCTGGACGGGTTCTGAACACTTCTACTTTATCTTTGCTTTTCGCTTCTACCGCAAAATATATAGATGTATCCTCGTTTGCGTCAAAGATGTGTTGCTTTAACTCCCACGAAAAAGTGATATTCTCCCCGTCTACATTCACGTCTTTTACGGTATATTTCCCTGGCAGTCCTTTTGCAGTATAGTAATTTACGAAAATGTAACAGTCAGACAGGTCGACATTATCTCCTACGATTTTCGGACATTTGAAATACTTTCTTTCAAAATTGCCCTCTCCGTACACTCCAAAAAGTTGTTCGCTTTTGGGGACTGCAATTTTTCTTGTTGACGGGTCTATGATAAGATATTCCATTTTGGTTCACCTCTTTCCTATTCTTCGTACAATCCACTGTCCGGCTTATTCTGTTCTTGTGCTTCTTCAATCATTGCTTTCGCTTCTTGTTCTGTCATTCCCTCAAATTTCACAAAATACATCCACGCTGGAACCTTGCCTTGTAAAACATAGTTCCACCACCGTGCACGATCATCCTCTAAGTTATATACAAGGTCTTCAAAATCGCATGCTGTTTGGTAGTTCGTTGCCGGGATAGTTCCGTTTGCTGTGCCGACCGCATACAGGATATAAATGATTCTGTGCAGTACTCCATCATGGTTCTTTCCGTCCAAAATGTTTCGGAATGCCTGGATGGTATGCAGTGTCCGTCTATCGTCAGATTCTACCTGTGTTGCTGTCTGTATGCCTTGGTTCTGATCGAAAGAGAAATATCCGTTTGAGAATCCGCATTTATATCCGATGACAGATAGCAAGAAGTTTATCCCGGCCACACGCTCAGTTACTAATAATGTCGGAACGTGCTCTTTGATGCTATCTTCGTTCGCTCCCATTTCGATACCTTGGATAAATCTCGGCAATTCGATGGAATATTTGCTTGCGTATTCAATAGCTGTCTGCGGTACGTAAGTAATATGTCTACTGTCTTCCGTTTCATCTCCCATCATGTTTAATGCAATGTCAAGCCATCTCAATTCCTCAATGCATTCCGAAAATGCCGGAACAGTCAGTGGAGATTCCTTGTCAATCGCATTTGCGTAAGGATTTCGCCAGTAGACGAACAGCGGATATTCTAACCCATGTACGTACACTTCCGGCTCAATGTCTTTCCACTCATCTACCCTGTCAAGCGTGATCTCTGTACCGATCATATCTTTGTTGTCAGATTTAAAAGCCTTACTGGATATATGGTATACACGTTCCAGTCCAACATCTTCAAATCTGTGGTACTCAGCTTTTGTGTAGTATTTGTCGTTTTTCTTAAGGTAAGAGAAAAAGATAGCTGCTAACGCATCCCCATCCGTGTTGGTGTCTGTAATCAGAAAGTAATCCGGATCCAAAAATTCTACATCATCACCGTTGCTCTTGACCATCATCCCACAGGTCGCACAGCTTTCCTCTTGTTTCTCCTGTAAGGTGTTCATTACGCTATCAAATCTCTTTTGCAGTTCATCGTTTCCTGTAATCTGTATATCTGCATTGAACAGTGTGAGGTTCGCTATCTCACGGCAAATCACGTTTGAAAACCTTGTCGGCTTTATCCTCCCGGTACACCAATACGGAATACCAGATCGCATGTCTTTATACTTCGACAGGGCAGTGTCCATATAAGATGACCGCCCTGTTTCTATTCCGAATATTTTTTTTACATCGTTTGTTTTAAACACTTTATCCCACACCGCCTTTATCTTGTCTATAATTCCCATCTACTCACCTTTTCCTACGCACTCTGTCCACGTCTCATAGATATCGGACTAGTAGCATATCTCAATGCATCAATCCAGTGGTCGTTCCCGTCCGGATAATCTGCTATTACTTCGCCATTGCCGTCTCGCTCATGCTCATACTCTATAACCTCTTTGTACAGTCTTGGTGTCCGTCTTGGGTCAATGACCAATGTACGGCATTGCAACCACTCAAACGTATACTTCCGGCTACCCGGTGTCACGATTGCTTTACGTGCCGGAAGTCCGGCATCTCGAAAGTCAACAATGCTCTCTTCTTCATCCACTCCACAGTAGATAGCGCAATCATCATATCCCTTTTCTTTTATCTGTCGTGCCATCTCGCTGTTCCTTATTTTGCAACCGCCCAATTCATCCAGTGCGTATACTTTCTGTTGATTTGGAACATAAGCAACACGCAAAAACGCTTTCGGATCCGGGAACCATCCCCAGTCCTCGCCCTGGTAGATAGATTGCATCCTACTTATCTCTTCATCTGTAATCTCTCTAATCTCCAACAGCTCAAAGATATTTGTGCCAAGTCCTACAGGGATTCCAAGATATTCATGCTCATAAGCTCTCGGGTTGGTTTTTTTCAGATACTCAGCATCATCAATGAATTGTTGCCCTAACCATTCTACCGGAACAGATCTATAATCGCTCTTATGCCTTAAGCTGTCCGCTCTCGGCTCTGCTACGTACTTATTCGCCCAGTTGCTGTTGCTGATCGGTGGATTGAACGATTTAAAAACAACGAATTTTTCGCCACCACGGAGAACAGACTGTTGTGTCATTCGTACCTCTTCCATTCCGGCAAATTCGTCCAATTCCTCAAACCATAAGTACTTAAAATATCCTTTGCTAATCTTTATAGATTTCGTCTTTTTTGCCTTATCCAATCCACGGAAGATTATCTTCTGTCCTGTCGGCTTATACACATACTGCATAGGACTTAAGCTTGATGTCCATTCGTCCGATGCTCCAAGCGCATCTATTCCCCATGCGATTTGTTCAAATACCGATTCTCTTAGTGTATTCCCGACTTTTCGGAATACAACCGCATTTGAGTGTATGCCATTCACTGCGTCTTGCATCATTCCAAGTGGTATCTCTGCACCGACAAACGAAGATTTAGTCGAACCTCGGCCACCGGACAAATCATAATACGTATGTTTTCCATCTATGATGTCCCAATGTACGCCGTAAAAAGCCGGAGCTATCACATCTGTAAGCTTAATCTCCCCCATCTGCGCCCTCCGGTTTCGGAATGTTATTTATGATTGTGATTCCACCAGTATCTTTTTCTTCTCCATCGGCTTTCTCATACCAACGCATGAGTTCACGCCCGGCAGACAGGCGGTCGGAAATAGTAGCGTCCAAATCAAATTGGTCTTTCACTTCGCCACGCATAACGGAAGAAAAGAATCGGATGACTTCTTCGAGGTCGGCGGTCTTCTCATTCTGTATCTCTTTCATTCGTTCAGCAATATAGGCTTTTACGTTAGCATTTGTTAGCGCTCTGCTTGCGTTCGCCCTAGCTGTCGCATCGTTTTTTATGCTTTTATACACTGCTTTATAAGCTCTTGCCCCGTTCAGATCTGTCAGATATTCATCGCAAAACGCTTTCTGTTTCGGAGTGAGTTCTTTTCCTTTTGGCATCTACCCACCCTCTTCCATATATCCATCCATGCTACTCACCGCCCTTGCCTGTTCTACACAGTCTCTTTCTTAGGTTACTGTATCTGTCTGTAATGACATCCAGTGCAATGTTAAGTGCTTGTATCGTTCCATTCTGTCTGTTGTGTTCTTCTACCAGTCTCTTATTCTTTTCAATAAGTTCCTGTACTTCGCACAGTGCCCGTTCTCCGACAGCCTTTGCGTCTTCTACCTCTTTTTGCAGATACTCATTCTTTTCTTTCAGCTTTTCATTCTTTGTAATCATGTCGATGAATTTCTTCTGCATTTCTTCCATATCCCGTGAGTCTGGTTTGTTTAATTCTACCGGTATCTCTGTATAGTTTCCCATCATTATTTCACCGCCCTCCATATATCGTTTAAACAATTTACAATCTCTATCTGCGATGCTGTTCGGAGAATTTCATAATCATAATATTTCCATTCCCCGTTTTTCTTTCGCTCTAGCACTCTGGTAGATAGGATGTGCATGGTGATAAGTCTATTTTGCTCCACGGAGTAAAACTGACTTGTCCCCATCTTTATAACTAATCCTTTTTGCAGTATTGCTTTCTGTAGCTTCTTTGCAATGCTATTTAGATTTGCCATACACTCACCTACCTTTTCCGCATACAAAAATAGCACCTCCCACGATAATTACATCTTACCGTCAGAAGTGCTATTCATTGTCCCCGCTATTTAGTTCTATTGCTATTTTGATACTTATATTTTACCACAAAATGCACATTTTTTCAATGTTTGGTTGCTCTCTGTTCATTTCTTTGTCTCTTTTGTTTTCTCCATATTGACTTTTTATCTTTTTTAGATTAATATATATCTATCAGCAATCTTTGTTGATTCTCACGGTTCCATGATTTTCGTGAGTGTCGTTCCAGTCAATGGTGGAACGTTGAGTTGAAAGATGTTAGAATTTAAGAAGAAATTCAGAATTTAGGTATGGCTTTTAGCTATGCCTTTTTTCTTTCATGTTGTTTCAAAATTTCGTTCCATTCGCTCATTTTTTCCCTTTATGCAATTTCAATTACTTCTGCTTCTTCAACAATTACTTCGTTTTCGTCATTCCCATAAGAGTAAGAGTCCCCACCGATTATTACAATGTTGTTTCCATCGTAGATGGATGATTCTTCAATAGCTCTTTCGATTATCTCTTTTGCTTCTTCTGCATCATCAGTGTCAATCAGTTCAAACATTGCGTATCCACATACGCCGTCCATTTCCTCTGGTTCTTCTGTGTCATATGAACTGCACTCATATTCTTCATTCCACTCAAAGCTGTTTCTGCAAATGTCACCAATTTTATATTCTTCATCCGGGCAACAATGGCGAATTGCTACCACGCTATAATCATTTTCTTTAATTGTTTCTAAGATTTTTTCTACATTCATCATTGTTCTTACCTCCTATAATATGCTCCTCTCTTAACTGTCTTTATTATAGCATAGTGGTGTCCACTAGTCAAGTGTTTTATTGACTTTTCTTCATATTTTTGA